TTCATACCCAGTGTTTGGTTCAAATTCTATTTCTTCAATAGCTAATATTTTTTCTTTCATGATGCACTCCATTTTTTAAACTCTGCGTGTGTTGGGACACTCAGCATTTCATTTTCTATGTATTTACGCAAATATGTTAGTGAAACGCCGAGTCTTGCTGCGGTTCTACTTCTGTTAAATCTGTTTTTCACTAACTCTAAATGAATATCATTTTTGTTGGTTAATTCTCTCATTTTATTTCTCCAAAATTATTTATCTGTATTTAAATGGTTCTGCCTTCACTCCTGCAAATTCACTAACACCCATCACCCATATATAACGGGAAAACGATTTTAAGTGAATTTTTTCAGCGTATTCCCTCGCAGCTTTTTCCGTTTTAAATGTTTCTGGTATTTCGTCCCTGCCGATTACAGGGATATAACCAGCATTTGTTTTTTTTCCCCAGGATTTTGTTGCTAAAATTTTGTTAAGCTCTTCTTTTTGATGTGCGTTCAATTCTTTCATTTTCATTCTCCGGTTGTTTACAAGTTGTATAGAATTATACTATAAAAAAATAAATAGTCAAGACTTTTTGTTTACTATTTTATATTAAAATCCTGCTCTCTCTGAAATTCTAACCCAACTATCTCTAATGCGCCCTTTTGACGCAGCAATTTTTGACGACAGTAAAATCTCATCCGGGTTAATATCTAAATAGTCAGCAATAAACAGCGCGTTCTCCTCATTTAATGCGCCTTTTTTTCTCATTATTGAAACCGCACTTCTTGTTACGCCGAGAATTTGCGCCGTTTTATAGTCGCTGCCAGTTTTATTTTTCATTAAATCCAGGTAAAAGGTGATCGTGTTCATGTTTCTATACAATAGTTAAACAAAAACTAAACTATAGACTTGTTAATGTATAAAACTACGTTATACTTCAATTCAACGTTAAACAACAAAACAACAGTCGAGAAAATGAGACAAACACTTGAATATTTCGGCATCGTTAAATCACAAAAACAAATAGATATGGAAAGCAGAATTATTTTTTTGAAATGCTCACAAATCAATAATTTAGTTTGCGCTCAATTAAGTGGCCGCATGAGCGAACGCATGAAAATGAAATTAGGGTAATAAAAATGGAATACAAAAACAGCATTCAAAAAATTGATGATGAATTTAAAAAAATGGATAGTGTCATTAACAAATTAAATTCGTTTATTGAAAACGAAACCACAAGAATTAAAAATGAAATGCTGGCTAGTAAAGCCAGGATGAAAAAATCAAATGAACAAAAGGAAGTGCTTTTAAGAAGATCAACTGATTTTAAAATAGTAAACAAAAAGTCTTGACTATTTATTTTTTTATAGTATAATTCTATACAACTTGTAAACAAATAGAGAAGCAAAATGACAATTACAAAAATATTCGAAGTTGACACTTATTATTCTTCTATCGAAGATCAATTAAAGCCAATTGTTGAAAAGGGAAGCGTGTTGATTCCGGTTTTCTCAACAGCAAAATACAACACAATAAAAGAGGATGGCCGTAGTTTTGGTTATCCAGGCGATTACGGAAAATTTGTAACACTGAAATATGAAGAATTTGTAGGTGTCATCGCTGATGATATTTTTGCTTTTTTAGAGTTAAACAAACAGAAAATAAAAGAAGCAAAAGCTTTAGATTTTGATTTTGAAGATCATTTTGATTTAGGCAATAGAGTTGAAAAACCGGATAATTACAAAGTGGTTGTTGATAAAAAAAATGATTGGATTGTTCAAGTCGGAGAAAGTTATATTTTCAGATCTATTTGCAAGTTGGAAGAAGAAGAATATTTTGCTGAAATTAACTTTGATACAGAAGAATTTTCTTCTTCAAATGAAGTTGTAGAAAAAATAATAGCGGCTCAGAAATTTAGAAACTCAATAATAAATGAAGCAAATAAAGCATTAATAGATGCAAAAGAGCTTATTAGTATTTTACAAAAAAGCATTACTGATGAGAATAATTGACAATAAATAATCAAGAAAAATAAATGCATTCTCAACATCTAACTGGCTCAGAAAAGCAAACGTTATGGGCTGATAAAATCAGAGCAGATAAATTTGCATTGATTGAAAAGGCCTATAACGAGAATCTTGACAATATTGATATGGATGCCTACTGGGGTAACGCAATGTCACTAGATGACAAACGCATCGGCCACGCCATTACCTTGCTCAAAAAACAGACATCAGCATCCTGGTGGATTGACAACCGCGATAGAAAAATAAGCAATATTTTGGTTGAATTGTTTATCCAGCAGCCAAAACAACCAAACAGAATAGATGATTGTCAGCTTGAAATACAGGCAGCGATTGAGGCCACTGTCAGACCAGAATCACCAGAAACAGAAACCGTTGCCGAAATCAGGCCGCTTTCTGACAGAATAACTGTTCATTTCCATGAGAAATTAGAAAAATTCAGACTGATTATGCGCAAACATGGGTTCACATGGTCAGAGTTTTATTGGGAAAGTCAACTCAACGCCAGAAATGGCAGCGTTCAGAATCGCGCAGCCGAAATTGGTCATACATTACTCGCTAACGGATTCATCATTCGTATTTACAATGAATCTATTCGTCAGGCAGCTATCAGTGGAACATATCAAGAAGAACAAACCCGCTGGATCAGTGTTTATACGACAGGCAGTAATAAGGGGAATATGTGCATCTCATGGAGCATAGACGAAGATTATTATCGCGCTGCAAAATCACTACCTACTGCAAAATATGTAAAACCTCATATCGCTGTTGATATTGAGCATTTTGAAGATATTCTCGATTTTGCTGAAATAAACGGATTTTCAATCAGCGATGCTGCACAGAACGCTATCGATGCTGCAAAACAAATCAAAGAAAAATCATTGGTTGTACATATAGAGCCTGTAGAGCCTGTAGAGACTGAACAGCGCATAAAGATGAGCGACAAACCTGAAAAATTAGCCGTTCCTGATGACGTTGATATTAATGATGAATTACTCGATGAATGAGTCTATTACAAAATTTAATGCGACAACGACGCTATTACCACATCAACAAGAGGCTGTTGCAAAACTGTTACCCACTCGTGTTGGCGCTTTATTTATGGACATGGGCACTGGAAAGAGCCGCACAGCTATTGAACTGGCACGCATTAGACAAGAAAAAATAGACCGTGTAATCTGGTTATGCCCGGTTTCGCTGAAACAAACCATCAGACATGAAATCATTACACATACAGATTGCAATGATGATGATATTGTCGTTTTCGATAACAAAACCAACACACGAAACATACGACAAGCAATCTGGTACATCATCGGCATAGAGTCTATCTCATCAAGCAGCCGCGTTGCATTGACAACGAATCATATTATTACCGAAAAATCTCTGGTCATTGTAGATGAATCGAGCTATATCAAAGGGCATCGATCCATGCGTACCCAGCGTATAACGCATTATGCTAAACGCGCTCGGTATCGAATGATTTTAACTGGGACACCCATCAGCCAGGGTGTCGTTGATCTCTACGCACAAATGCGGTTTTTGTCACCAAAAATATTAGGCTATCGGTCATTTTATTCATTTGCCAATAACCATTTGGAATACTCTGCACGTCATAAAGGGCTAATTGTAGATAGTCACAATACAGAATGGATAGCCGCCAAAATACACCCATACATTTACCAGGTCACTAAGGACGAATGCCTGAATCTGCCTGATAAACTCTATGAAAGTCGCTATTTTGAACTGAGCAGAGAGCAGCAAGACTACTATGATGAGATAAAAAAAGAACTGCTGCTAGAAATAGATATTGCAGACTTTACCAGCTATCTCATATTCCAGTTATTTACCGCATTGCAACAGATTAGCTGTGGATTTTTAAACCGAATCCGCACAGATTACGCTGGGAATACAACTATTGAATTGATTGAAATGCGCAATGAACGACTGGAAATACTAATGGAAACTATTGACAGTATTCCGGCAACAGAAAAAATAATCATCTGGGCAAAATATCGCTATGACATCCAGCAGATACACAAGACCTTGGTTGACGAATACGGCGAGGAATACTGCGCCCTGTTCTATGGCGATTTGAACGAAAAGCGCCGGGCGATTGAAATAGAAAATTTCCGACAATCGGCCAGATTCTTTATCGCCACACCCAGCTGCGGCGGATACGGATTGACACTCAACGAGGCGCGTACCGTTATTTTCTATAATAATGGATTCAAATATTCAGAACGCATCCAGGCAGAAGACCGCTGTCACCGCATTGGCCAAGAACATCGCGTAACCTACATTGATATATGGAGCGATGCAGGCATTGATGGGAAAATCGAGCTGGCACTTGATAGTAAAAGCGATGCGGTGAGAGCATTTAAAGAAGAAGTCGATAAAATCAAAGCCACAAATAAAGAAAATTTAAAAGAAATGATAAAAAAACTGTAAAAAAACTTGCAGATAAGGAAATAATTTCCTACAATAACCACAACGGATTAGGAAATAGCCCCTAGGATGGGAGGCAACAACCATTAACACAGATTAAGAGGTCATCAAAATGAACTACATAGAAGAACTGACAAAAATACATATTTCAATCATGCAATTCAGAAAAAAACTGGATGGCATAGATTCTGTTATAGAGCAGGAAGCTATGGAAATTTTAAAATAGGCAAACAAAGTTGTAGCGCCATGCCTCAAGTCACACGGTGAATATAATTATTTATTTCGTGCAGCTTGTGATAAATATCATGAGATATACAAGGATTTCTGTGACAGGATGGATGGCAATGGCGAATACACAGAGGATGAAACTGTCCATATTGAAACTTGTTTAGACAATATGGATGTTAGCGTGACCGTTGTTGAGCGAGGAATAGACTATGTCACTAGCGAAGACTGTCGTGGAAAATTCATTATGAGCGCGACAAGCAGAGATTTTAATCAAGATGCAAAATTATTGGATGTAACTCTAAATGAGGCATTTGAAATAATAAAATCTCATCGAGTTAGTGAGTTTAAAGTTATTCCTTATATGGCTAATGAATTTGCTGGTGATGAGTAATGACAAAATGCCGCAAGGACGCGGCAATCTATAAAAAGCTATGTCAAAAATATATATCAAAAAAAACGTCTTACAGGCCATGCAAAAACGCTTGGAATACATCTTTAACGAATTTGACAACATTTATGTTGCATTCTCAGGCGGAAAGGATTCCGGTTTACTGCTAAATCTCACGCTCAAATACATGCGTGAGAACAACATCTCCCGCAAAATCGGAGTGATGCACATGGACTACGAAGCTCAGTACACTGTCACAAACGAATACGTTGACCTTACCTTGTCATCAAATCATGATCTGATAGAGCCGTTTTGGCTATGCCTGCCTATGTCTGTGCCTTGTACCACATCCATGCATCAATCCGCATGGATACCCTGGAATCCAGAAGAAAAAGACATCTGGGTTAGAGACATGCCAAATCATGACTACGTGATAAACCTGGAAAATCATCATTTTGACTGGTACGAACAGGGCATGATTGATTACAACGTTCAAAACAAATTCTTAAAATGGTATCACCAGCGGCAAGGTGGCGGAAAGACCTGCTGTCTGGTCGGTATTCGTACCCAAGAGAGTTTGCACCGATTTACCGCTATCGTGAATAAGCAGGATATGCACGATGGCAAAATCTGGACAACCAATGCATGGAAAAACATGTGCGCGGCCTATCCACTCTACGACTGGGAAGTGGATGACATTTGGACAGCCAATGCCAAGTTTGGTTTTGACTATAACAAAATCTATGACTTGATGCACTATGCAGGCATAAAACCACATAATATGCGGGTGGCCAGTCCGTTTCTTGGAACCGCTCAAGAGTCATTAAACCAGTACCGGATTATTGAGCCAAAAACGTGGGGTAGACTCATTGGCCGTGTCAATGGCGCAAACTTCACCGCGATTTATGGTGGCACAAAAGCTATGGCTTTTAAAAAAATAACATTGCCAAAAGATCACACATGGAAAAGTTATCTTGAGTTCCTGTTGAACACACTGCCTGAAGACACTCGTAACAAATACCTGGAAAAATTTAATTCCAGCATTAAATACTGGACAGAAAAAGGTGGAGCAGTTGATGTTGAAACAGTCAAAGAACTTCGCGCGGTGAATGCTCAGTTAGAATACCTTGGTAAACCACAAAATAATCGAAACTATAAAACGGAAAAAGGATTTGTCCGGTTTAAAGAATACCCGGACGATATGGAAATAGATGATTTCCAGTCTGTTCCATCATACAAACGCATGTGCATCTGCATCATGAAAAACGATTATGCATGTCAATATATGGGATTCAAATTGACCAAGGCCGACATGCAACGGCGCAAAGCGGCCATTGCCAAATATAAAGACATATAGAGATGAACCATGATTAAACGTTTTGAGCAAGGCAATAAAAAAACAGATAACAAATTATACTGCTTGATCGGCAAACCGGCAATTGATCCTAAAATTCACAATGAACTGGGTGTTGCATTAACAGGTATAGATGATGATATATGGTATCTATGGCTGGATGAAATGGGAACATTATTTGGTTTCTGTCAGATGCGTATATTGAAAAATAAAAAAGCACATATCAGGTTCTTATATGCCGATAAATTGGGAATAAAAATACGTACAGAACTGATTGAATGGGCACTGACTGATGCCAGAAAAAATGACTGTACATTGATATATACAAATGACCGTGAAACCGCAGGGATTTGGAAATTATTTAACTTTAAAACAAGAGAGAAAAAGCGCGGTTCATTTGTGCGCTGGGAGAAAACACTATGACCAGTCCAGTCTATAACGTTAGGCCAGTACATTTGGAAAAAGTACGTGCCAATGCATATAACCCCAATGCAGTCGCACCACCAGAAATGAAACTGCTGGAAAAATCCATCTGGGAAGATGGCTATACTATGCCCATCGTCTGCTACTACATCGAAGATGTAGACATCTACGAGATTGTTGATGGTTTCCATCGCTATACCATCATGAAAACATGCAAGAAAATCCGTGACCGTGAAAATGGCATGTTGCCGGTTGTCGTGATAGATAAGGACATAAACAACCGCATGGCCAGCACCATCCGTCACAACCGAGCCAGAGGCACACACTCCATTGATCTAATGGTAAACATTGTGTCCGAACTCACTGAATCAGGCATGTCTGACGAATGGATATGCAAAAACATCGGCATGGATGCTGACGAAATACTCAGGTTAAAGCAAATCAGCGGCCTAGCTGCATTATTCAAAGATAACAGCTTTTCAAAAGCATGGGTAAAAAACACAGAAGAAGAGGATTTTTATAATGATTAATATAGCAGTAGGTAAGCCCTATCCATTGCCAATCAACGCCAGCACAGACGAAGGAGGAGCGGCAGTTCAATTTTTAACAAAGTCAGGCAATACCCTGCAAATCGTATTGCCTGGAATGAACAAATCTGAAGAACAGGCGTTGAAAAAAGGAAAAATGAAAGCCGGATTTCTCTATAAAAATGGCGACATGCTATGGCTATTTAGACTATACGACAGAAAAAACAAACCACTGCTCACTCTAGATGCTCCGTTTGATATAAGAATACTGCCGCTTGAACAGCAAGCGTTGCACTCTATTACTAACGATCAGCAGAGGCTTGTTATTGATGTTCATGGAATTGATGAAAACCGGATTGTGAGAACACTAAGAGCAATTACATTGCCCAATGAACTGACAATTTTATTTTTATCCTCTGTTCAAAAACAACTGACTAGCAACAAACATAATGTCGCTATGCCATTTTGGATAAAACAACATCCTGAATCATTAACAAAAAAGACAAAAATGTTCACGCTAGGTCTATGAAACCCGATTCAACAAAACACAACCCAGACCCAGAATATTTGCGTGAACTGGTAAAAAAAACAGGGCTTAGTCAACGCAAAATTGCCAGAATTATAGGTGTAAATGAGCGGTTATTTAGAATGTATCTGGCAAACAGGAGTGCAAGTACAGCACATGATGCGCCTTATACTGTGCAGTTTACATTAGAATGTTTATCAGATGAATCATAGACTAATCCAACAATTTAAGTTTATTTTAATCTACAAACAGTAACATTCAACAGTTTTTAACTAAATGCCTGTAACTGTTGAATTACATGGAAAAATGGAAAAAAGAGCTGATTAAATATCAGAATGATAATAATTTAAACAGGGAAGAAATTATTTATTTGATTAACAAAAACGGTGGTGAAATAGATAGGGCTGGATATAGCCACTGGATGAATGATGGAGAACGGCACAGGAGGCCATCTATCAAAAACTGTAAAGCAATTGAAAAACTTCTTTATCCTAATTTGTACTTTTACAGTGAAAATAAAAAGCCGCCAAAATGACGGCTCTCTACGGACAAACAAAATGAAGAAAATGCTTAGGGCACTTCCAATTTTTATATTAGTCGCTTGCTCGAATAATGTCAAAAATAATATTAAAGATGATTTTCAAATAACGCATTATTTAGAACTGAAAAAAAATAGAATCATTGCATACAACAAAAACAACATCACTATTATTCTAAATAAAAAAAACGAATCTCAGTATGTTGTTAATGCCGTCAACCATAAGCATTCGCCGTTATGTTTTTATATTTCAGTGAATGTAATCAATGCAGATTATATGCAAAGTGATAAATTTTTGTTCCAAGCAAACGAGATGGCTGAGGTTGGAAACATTGACATTCGCAATAGTAAATACAGCGCATTGTTCTCTGTTAATAAAATCAATAAATGCTAAAAGTAATATAAAATAGTAAATAAAAAAACTTGACTTTACTCCGCAGCGGTGTATAATATGACTTAACGGTTAAGCAATAACCGTTAGTTTTCAAGTTAATTTTTGAGGTGAAATTATGAAAGTTGAATTGTTAAGAGCAGAGTTATTAACCGCTGAAACAGTAAAGGCGTTTTACAAATGCGAAAAAGGAGAGTTCTCAATTGAATCTGACAATGAAGAACTGCAAGAATTTGTAGAGAGCGAACTGGTTGCTGGTGAATCGGAATGTACTGATTATGATTTTTATATCAATATTATGGATTCACGCACAGATATTGAAAACACAAGTTTAACAGTGAGCGAAGAATTTTTAAATTCACTATCTGTTACTGATGTGCAAATTTTTAAATATGAACACAGATTTTCAGCCAACTTTGCGTTGAACGATAGACTGTTAATTCAATTGGGTACAGACGGAAAGTGGTACATACCAGAATCATGCGAGCAATGCTGGAATCATAAAGGATGCCAGGATTTATTCTGTACAGCAGCCGCCACTATCGCTGAAGAAATTGCAGAGAAACTTGAGCTTCCTACAACTCTTGAAGAAATAGAAGAGCAATATACACCAGATTTTTATTAATATATATAAAAGCCCGGATTAAAAAATCCGGGCTTTGCTACCTGTACGGCAGTGAGTTAAATTTAGCACAGCGAGGTGATAAGTGCAATTCATACCAACAAACGATGTGTTTCATCATTTAACACACCTGTTATTGATTCATAAAGACCACGATTTGATAACCGATATGTTCAGTTCGCAAGGCATTGATGTAAGTCGCTCAAAAATCAAGGCGTGGTCAACAAAAACAGGTATCCAGCGTCCTGGGTATCGTGAAATGCCCAGGGAGGTGCTGGATACGTTTATTGATTAATGCTACAAACGAAAATTGGTGACATTTGATGACGAGTGAAGACGCAAAAAGAATTAGAGAAGAGTTTGGCATGACTCGCACTGCTTTTGCGCGTGATGTACTGAAAGTGCCTTACTCTACGGTGGAAAAGTGGGAAAGAGGGGATTGTGGCATTGGATCGTCTGGTGTATCGCTGTATCAAGCGGTCGTGTTTATAAAAAACCAAAAAAAGCTGGATGAGTGGTTGACAACACACCGCAGCGGTGTATAATAGAAATTAAGAAATCTTGAATGGCCCGGTTTCAGTTAATTTTTGAGGTGAAATTATGAAAGCAAAAAAGATGAAGCAAACTGTTTATGACAAAAAACAATTATTAATACTTTTAATCTGCATTTCAAGCGCAAATGCTAACGATAAGATTTTAATAAAAGCCCCTGGCTCATATTCATTTGGTGGGGTGAATGAATATATTTCCTACAGTCAGGTAATAGGAAACTGTTTTAAAAAAAATGGTATTGTTTTGATTGATTTTAAAAAAACAACTGAAATTGTAAACAATGCAAAAACTAATGTGATTAGTTGCAATTATATAGTACGCCAATATATTCAAAATGAGGATTAGATAATGACTGAAAATATAGAAAAATTATTAGAGGAAAAAGAAAATATTACCAATAAATTATCTGAAATTAATCAAAAAATATATGAAATATTGGTTAGAAACCCATAAATCTAACTATGGTATTGAGCCAGGGGTAATTGTTAGAACTAATGATGTAAAAAAAGCAATAATCGTTTCAGTTGAAGGTCGTGAACGTATTGGTAGTAAACCTTGGATTACTGTTAGAACTCAAAATAAAGACGGGAATTATAGTAAGCGTGTTACGAATCAATATTCTTATTGGGAATTACTAAATGATGACAATAATGAATAATTTAAAAATGCCAATTCAACCTGTTTATTTAGATAATAACGTAGTAATGAGGATTAAATAATGAGCAAAGATGAAAAAAGCAGTTATTACGATGCTGGAGGCATTGAAACACTGGATGTAATAAAGGCGAAATTAACGCCTGAACAATATCATGGGTATTTACTCGGCAATGCTATTAAATATCAGTTGAGAATGATGCACAAAACGACAGATAATCCTTTAAGAGACGCTGAAAAGGCATCTAATTATGCTGGTTGGTTACGAAATGAGTTGGCGTCATTAAATAACAATTAATAATTGCTATCAACACATAACACTAACATTTTGACTAAACACATATTATTTGTTAAATATGTTATATAATTATTAATATAGTTATATAACAGTTATTAATGAATAATGGCCTATTCGACAGATGACGATTTATTAGTATTCCGGCGAGATATTTTGGAGCTTGGCGTTGACTCATGGGATGATCAACATGACGAGGCCGAACTAATTATTAATCGTGATTTGCAGTCGGCTTGGTATGTTGAAATAGCAAAGGAAATTGGCGTTTCAAGCGCGTTTGATGCGTCATTATTAGATGCTTCTCAATTACTTAGATTGTCAGTTTATAAAACCCTTGAGTTAGCTTATCTCGTACTTGACCATGAGTATGAAAGCGATCCTTTTTTTAAAAATCGCGGCACGTTTAAAGAGCTTTACGATGAGGAGCTTCAAAAGCTGATTGTTTCAGGTGTTCGTTACGACTGGAACAAAGACGGCTCTTTTTCAAGTGTCGAATCATTAACGAAATCACCACGCAGACTAAGCAGAATATAATGCCTGAAACCGTTGAAGTGATTCGTAATTTTGATCTGGTTGAAGAAATTGGCGATGCCATTGACTCAATTGACTATGACGAATTAATGCTAAGAGGCATTCAGATTATTAAGGACAAGACGGAATCTGGTGTTGATTATCAAAACAGGCCATTCAGGAAATATTCTAAAGACTACGAAGAAACACGGTTACAAAAACAATTACCTATTAATAAAGTGGATTTGTTTTTCACGGGTAACATGATGTCAGCTATAACGGCTGATAGTGATAACGATGGAGCCGTTATTAAATTTTTAAATAAGCATGATAGCGGTAAAGCATTTTCACATATTAGAGGAAGTGGTAGTTTACCCGTTAGAGATTTTTTCTTTTTCGATGATGATGACATGGATGAATTGTTAGATATGGCAATGTCGTTTGTTGATGATGAATTATGATTGATTATTTAAGTGCCGAATTTTTAATTATTGAACGTCTGGAAAATACCATTTCCGGTATTAAAATTTTATCAACGGCTGAATTAGCCAGTGTTTCTGATCGTAGTCAAATAACGCCAGCAATTCATGTTATTTATGCAGGTGATAAGGTCGAATCCGAGGGTGGTCAGATGCGAAGCCATATTTTTATCAGGCAAAAATGGCTTGTTGTTTTAGCTGTGCGTGATATTAGAGACATTAGGAATGGCGCGACAAAAAACTCAATGGCTGGAGAAATATTGCTTCAAATGCATACATTTTTAGCAGGTTATCAATTATCAAAAGATCACGGTTTTTTAAGGCGCGAGCCTGGGCCATCACCAAGATATTTAAAAAATTTCGTGCGCTTTCCATTAATGTTTTCAACAAAAATCGAAATGAAAGGATTTTTAAATTAATTTTTTAACAATGTCATTTAATTGACTAAACTGAATGTCCTGTCGTGAGATAGCGCGTTCCCAATGACGGAGTATTTATTATGAGTTCTAACGAAAATTCACGCATTGATTATGAGTCTGGCGTGACACCTTATCCCATGTCTGCATTGACTGATTCAGGAGATCGAAAAACATTTAATTCAAGTGCAAGTTTATTTTCTGAGAGTTCTGGTAATTCGCCGGACGTTAGGCCAAATGGGTTATTAACGGGTGGGGCTGTTATCCAGGCTGTTTCTAATGCAGATGATTCAATTGATGTTGAGTCATTAACGTGTTATTTGGCTGGTGTTAAAACGTCTGTTTCGGCTGGCACTGATGTTTCAATATCTCGGGCTGGAACAAATGTTTCTAAAGTCAGCTCAATAACGATTAACAGTGCGGGAGCTATTGCTGTTGTTGCCGGTACTGTTGGCACGAATGCAACGTTTAGCGAAACTAGAGGAGCGGCAGGTGGTCCTCCTTATATTCCGGCTGGCAGTATTGAAATAGCACAAGTTAGAACCACTACAAGTTCAGCCGCACCCATTACGGCGGCTGAAATATTTGATGTGCCAGGAACTCATACCGAGCGATCTGATTTTCCTGTTTTTACCAAAGATAATACAGCCGGAACGGTTACATTCGATACAGCATTACCGGCTATTCATACGGGTGATGTGTCAAAGGCTGTTTATGCGAGCTATGCTGAGCCGGTTTTTACTGAACAACCGTTTGCCAATGATTTTGTTCCCGCCGAAACAACACATAGCACCAGTTCAACACAGGTTTATGGTGCAACGATAGGCTCCAGTTCTCAATCGTTGAATCAGGCGACATTCACGGCCATTTTGAACGATGGCATAACAGATTCAATTTTGAGTAAAGCGAATGAAACACTATGGTTCAGATATTATCAGGATAAATTCAAAACAGCTCATATTTTGACACAAGGGAAATTAGGTGTTTCAAGAACATTTGGCGCGGCAGACAATCCACAAGTGAGCTGTACTATTTCGCCTAGCGTTGCCAGCGTGAACAAAGCCTCGTAATGTACATTTACACACTAGGCGAAGGTGGCGTTTTTAAATCAGATAAGTTTTATGAAGATATTGATTTTTTAGAATGTATTTATGTGGGTGTCGGAACTATGAAAGAATTTGTAGGCGGCGAATGGGCTGAAGTACCCTTTTATTCAGAAGAAGAAAAATAAATGACATTTGATAAAAACGCATTTATGCGGCAAACATTTAAACCGCGAACCGAGTTGGTTGATGTTCCAGCATTAAAAGCTTGGTTTTCGTCTGAAAATGACGATGAAAAAACAGTGCCAAAATGGGAAGTGCGGGGGCAGACGGCCAGCGAAATTGCAAAATCATTTGATTCTGCAAGCAAGGTAAAAAATCTGGATGCGATTGTAAAAGCAATCAGCTCATCATCCATTCAAGTCGATGAGCTTAGAAAAGCAATTGGAATTTCTGATGATGTGCCAGAGGATATAATAAAACGGCTTGAGCAACTTGTCGCTTGTAGCGTTGACCCGGTTGTTGATATGCCGTTAGCGGTTAAATTAGCTGAAACATTCCCGATTGAGTTTTATCAGCTAACAAACAAAATTGTTGAATTAACCGGCATGGGAATGGATTTCCAAAAGCCCAAGCCCTCTGGAAAGATTGCAGCGTAAGAAATAAGATGGTTTTATGTGATGTCAGGGGCAAGTTTCTTTTCGAGACTTGCCCTTCTTTATTTCCAGAGGGCGAATTGATGGAGACGGAGGTTTTATTGTGGGAGATTTATTATCGAGACAAAAACGACAGGATAAACAATGGCTGATTTAGAACGTACTGTCGAGATTATTTTCAAATCAATTGACCAAACCGGGACCGGGTTAACGTCTGTTTCATCAAAATTAAATGATTTTGAACGCAGTGTCGGCAATATCTCCGCGCCATTGGCCAGCCTTGCAGGAGATATTGTTAAAACAGAAACGGCAATTTTATCACTTGCAGCAGCTTATGGTGGTTATGCGGTAACACAAGCAGCAAAGTTTGAAACTGCTCAGATTGATTTGCAAAAAGTTCTTGGTAATGGTGAATCAATTGATAATTATACGCAGACAGTCAAAAATTTGTCTGAAACGTATGGCATAACATCAACCAACATTCTTCAAGGGATTGCTAATTTCAAACAAGCTGGTTTTTCTGCAGATGAGGCGGCTAAATTACAAAAAAATGCTCTTGATTTAGTTATTTCTGGAGATTTGGAAGCCGGGCAAGCATCAGAGCAACTGGTTAGAATTTTAAAAGGGCAGAATGCAGCATTTAGTGATGCTTCGCGATTCATTGAGGCAATGAACAATGTATCAAATCAATACGGTACAAGTCTGGGCGAATTATCTAACGGCATGTCTGCAATTTCACCCATTCTCAAAACAATGGGTTTTTCGTTTGAGCAGGGCGTTGGCGCAATTACGCCCATTATTGAAAGTTTTGGCTCAGGTACAGAGGCCGCAAATGCTTTAAAAGTTGGATTGCTTCGGTTAATTGATGATTCAAAGCCGGTTCAGGATGCACTAAAAGCGATTGGTGTTTCTCAAAAAGATGCGAATGGCGAATTGAGATCAGCGCGAGAAATTTATCTTGATGTGGGTGAGGCATTCAAAGGACTGACAAAAGAACAAAAGGCTTTTTTCTCAGGACAACTTTTTGGTAAAGAACAATCCGTCCGATTGGTTTCGTTGTTCAATAATATGGATACGGCGGCCAGCGCAACCAGCGAGGCATTAAAACAAACGGGCAGTGTTGCTAATGAAGTTTCATTACGTTTGGATTCGGCTGAAAAGCAAGTTGATAAATTCAAAGTTACGTTTGAAAATTTGGCGATTGCGGTCGGTGGCCAGGTTTTAGATAATTTTAAAGGCATCGCGGGCGGTGCAACAGAAATTAATAAATCATTTGAGCAAGTGGTTAATAACGGTGGTTTGGCTCCGTTATTCAACGCATTAAAACCGCTATTGTCTGATTTTGAGGAAACATTAAGGGGCATTGCAAAAGCATTGCCGGATGCATTCAAAGGTGTTGATTTTGACTGGTTGATTGCTTCATTTAGAAATTTAGGCGGGGAAATTGGTGATATATTCGGCGGGTTAGATTTAACCGATGCGGATGATTTAGAAAAAGCTCTCCAGGGAATTATTGATTTTATTTCGTTATTGACGAATGCAACTGCTGGAGTTGTTCAAGGGTTTAGCCCGTTTATTGATGGCATCAAGGCGCTTTTGTCAAGCTTGGGCAATGGTGATTCTGAATTTGTTAGTTTTGTTGGAAATGTTTCAGGACTGGGCGCGGCGGTAAATCAAGTATTGCCGTTACTTAAATTTTTGGGCGATGCACTTGGCGCATTGGCTGACGTATTGATTGTTGTAACGGGGGCCAGAGCGTTTGGCAGTCTGTCGCCTGCTGTTTTAAGTGCCGCGAAAAGTTTTGGCGCATTTTTACCTGTTGCGGCGGCGGCGGTTTCTGCATTTAAAGCGATTCAGTTTGCAATTGATGAAAATGTTAAGGCTTATCAAGAGTATAAAGACCGAACGGATTTGTCAGGAACGATTGCAAATACTAATGAAAATCTCGAAAAACAACGAGCAAAATTAAAAGAAATTTCTGATGAAACCGGCGTTACTGTTACCAGTATTGATGAGCTAGAAAAGGCAATGAAAAGCGGCGCGATTGTTGCCGATGATTCGGCTCTTGGTTATTCGTCTGCCGGGGATGCTATTGATGAACTTGGCAATCAATCAGAAAAATTAGGTGATAGTACCGTTGATGCATCAAAAGCATTAAAACTACTGGGACTGAATGCAAATGGTGTTAAAGATGAAATAGCGGATGTTTCACAAGAAACATCAAGCGCGGCTGAATCAGAAGATGAATGGATAAAAACCATTGAAAATGGGCAAACTGTTTACACGCATAAAACACGAGCATTAGCAGAATCAAAAAGTACAATTCGAGATGTTGTTAAAGCAACAAATGAACTTTCTGAGGCTGAAAAAATAGCTGTTTCTCATGCTAATGACATGGAAAAAACGCTTGCAAAACTTGCGAGTAATGAAAAAATTAAAGCTATTGAATTTAGCGCAAAAATACAAGTTGCAAGTATTGAAGCTGATGCAAAAAAAGTTACTCAAGCGTTTAAATCAATAAGTGAGGAGATTGTTAGTACAAACTCTTTAATAGATAGTCTAACATCACAACTTGGTAATAATAATTTATCAACATTTGATAAATTTAAAATTGATGATCAGATTAATGCTGCAAATAAACGTGCAGATGAAATATTAAGACAGCAAGATCGGCTAAATGAAGCTGAAATTAGATTAAAAAATGCACGAGCAAAACAGATAGAAGATGGTGGTTCTGTTATTAAAGTTTATGCTGATAATCTGGCTCCAGAATTGCAAGCATTGCTTGAAAGTTTGGTTAATAATATACGCATTCAAGCAATAATAGAGGGTACAAATTTTATAACGGGATAGAGTTATGATGCTAAGCATTTATACGCCATATTTTGATCTCGATGGCGTTGTACAAACAGAATATGACATTGTTGATAGCACACTAGGAAATGAATCAAGACGAGGAAATAGAACAGCAACAATAGATGGCGGTGCTATTTATACAGATTTAGGTTTTTCAGAATCAGATAAAACGTTTTCTTTTTCACTAAAAAAAATTGATAAAAAACAAATTGCAAATTTAAAACGATTTTTGCGCGAATATAGAGAAGTTTTTTTAACAATATCTGGCGGTGTTTATAATGGTGTTATTGTTAATCTCAATACTAGCGTAATTCCAATAAAATTTGATTTTCTTGTAATAAAAAAAGTGGCTTAATGTGTCAATTGCTAGAATATTAAGCAATCAAGGAAATGGGCTTTATTCAATAGAGATTATTAAAAATAATGTTTATATAATTGCCAAGAAAAATAGACTTGAAATCACAAAATCTGAACTTTATCAAACGCAACTTATTTTAGAAAATAAGCTTGATAGTTTAAATTTATTGCTCAAAACAATAAATTCATTATTAAATCAGGCAATACTTACTGATATAGAAGATTTAATTAGTAAACGAGTTTCACAAAGAAATATCATTTTGAATGATATTGTTAATCAAAAAGAAAAATTAGAACGTCATTATTTTAGACAATCAGAAGTTGAGTCTGAGCTTAATCTCATCAATAATTACGAACAAGAAACAATATTGGCAGAAGCTTGGTGTGTAGACTACACACTTAACATGAGTGATTATGTTGAAGTTGCAAATATAAGAGATGAACCGAATGGTCCTATAAATTTATTACCCGTTTTTGATTCAAATATTGAAAATCTTAAAACAAAAATAACGAAAGCAGGAAGGTTATATAACTCACTCGGTAATCCAAAGAATTTGCCAAAAATATCTCAAGTTGAACATGTATTAAATTCTAAACCTTGGTCAATTTTGTACAACTTGATATTAATGCCGGTAGCACAGCGGTGGAGACCTATGTTCAGAATAGGAAAAATAACTTATTTTAACAGTCAAAAATCAAAATGTAACATAACATATCAAAATGAACCGCAATTTAGTAGTGTTTTGCCGTTTCCGAAGGGGTTTGATTTCGTAGGTGGTAATAGTAGATATAATATTCAAATAAATGTTGCAGAAACGAATGTTAAAATTGATTACATGGGATGTTCTGGTTCTGTTTTTTCAATTAATGACAGAGTAGTTGTTGAGTATAAAAAAAGAAATTTAGATGTGCCGGTTGTAATCGGTTTCGCAGACAATCCAAGAAGATGTAAGTCAATAATATTAGCGTACATTAAAAATAATAAACTTGTTTGGCAAGAAATAACAAAAATTGGTCAATTTTTACCTGGGACTGTTAGCCATGAATTAAATGAAACAAGCTCATCGATATTAAACAATACAGAAACACATTCAAAAAGAATGGGGTATTGTTATAGAATTTCAGTTAACGATGTAACAAAAAAAGAAATTATTGATGTTTATACATATAAAAAAGACAGTATTTTAAAAAATGGTATTGAATTAATTGGTCCATCATTTTTTAATAATTTAAAAATAAATATAGCATTTCCCGACGAACAACCTGAATTTAAAATAGCGTTTAATAATATCATTGGATTATTTTATGATGGTGAATTTGTATGGTCTGTTTGTTTTACTAATCATATAAGAAGGGAAAAACCTTACGCTAAAAAATACGAATTTTATAATACAGGAACATTACAGCAGGATTACTTGTGGTGGGGATTTGGTGAATATACAGGATTAAGATTATTAAAGTTTGATCCAGAAACATTAGAGCATCAGGGTAATTTTTTTGATGTTCCATTGGCTCCAATAATAAAAGCAGAATATGCAGGAAATTTGTCATCTGGAACATCATTAGGAATAAAATTTTTTTATTTTAATGACTATAATTTTGATTTCAATTTGGATTATAGTAAGCCCGGACAAAACGGCGGTCTTTTAACTAAAACGTCCGCAGCACATGGCGGTGCTAATTCTACTAAAGATGTAAGCAAGTTATTTGGATTTGATTATTCTAATGATTATTTATCAATGTGCTTTTCAACTCGACCGAGCAATGTTTTTGATCAGCCAACTTTGGCACTACATGAGATGGTTATTGATATTAAAGAACAAAAAGCTATTAGTCATAAATGGAAAATATCAAGTTCAATCTCACCATCAAATGATATATTTGGAAATTTTTTCCCATCAGAAAAATCAACTGATTCAAATAGCAGTGTTGGTGAGTTAACTATTGCCGGAATACTGTCAGCGATAGAGGAGCAAACTGATTTTATTTATATATGATAGATTTATCAAAATACACATGTGTAATAAATAATAAAATTTATATAGCGTATTTATCACATTTAGAAGATTACTCAGATTTCACTAAAATTGGATACACTGGTGAACAATCAAGAGGTGGAAACAATCTTAGATTATATTCATTTGATATTTTTTTAAGCGATGAATCTAAGGAATTAATTGTTGATAATTTGAAAGATTATGGAATATCAACAATGACAGCTATTGATGATAATACAATATTGTTAGCTACAGGCTCTATACCAAGCTCATTTTCTCCAATTTTGCAAATTATCAACGTAATCGATAAAACTGTAACAGTTTATCCATTAGATACTAGCGTACAAGAAATAATTGATTTATTATAAATTACTTTATGACAGCACATAAAGCTTGGCGTTTACGAATACAAGATGAAAATAACATATCATCTAAAAACACACCTGCATTATCTGAAATTAAAATGTTTCGCGCAGGAACGTCTATTAATGTTGCTACATCTTCATATAGTACATTTTACGCTAGTCATCAATCATTGCCAGTATCAAATGCATTTGATGGAAACGTCAATACATTCTGGTATGGCTCTGCGTTTCAACCAACACAAATAACAATCGGTATATTACTAACCGGCGCAAATGAGGATATTGATAGATATTCTCTTTCTTTATATAACTCAGCTAGTGGCAATTCTTATGCTCCAAAAGATTGGTTTTTAGAATGGTCTGACGATACAACAAATGGGTTTAATGGAACATGGACTGTTGTAGATACGCATACTAATGTTACAAACTGGACTGCTTACGAAGAAAGAACATTTACAATACCTGTTGTTTTTAATCCAGAACTTGCAGCTATTGAGCAAAGTAATGATGAATTTTATGCGTATAGTCCATTACCGCCAATTTTAGGAAATATCACATCCCAGGAATTTTATACTGATAATTTTTATGCTGCACCAAAAATTTTATCGCATACACATTGGCGAATACTTGTTACTGACGATAATGATGTAATTACTGCATTTAATTTTTGTATCGCAGAATTATTCTTTTATCAGGAAAACGATGAAATCGATTATGCGGAAGGAACAATATACGGAACACACTACCCAAATTTTTTTGGCAAACCAGTGGATCAAATATTTGATCGAAACATTGCGACAACAACATTATGGGGTAGCGACACAGGGTCTCCAAAAATTGTTACAAAGCAATTTACAAGTGGAAAGGCAATTACAACCATTGAAATGATAGCAACCGATAATGCTTCATGGTTAAAATTTATGCCTAAGAATTTTAGTATTGAATATGCAGATAGTGGCTCTGGTCCGTGGTCTGTATTATTAAATGTTACTGGAGAAACGAACTGGTTAGTTGGGGAAAAAAGAAAATGGACGGTTCTACAGCCAATTTTAGGATTAAACGCTACTGAGCAACAAACAGATAAGTCACTTTTTTTTGAATTTCCTGGATCACACAATGCTTGGAGAATACGGCCAATATCATTTAAACAAGGATTTAGTGCTGCAACAATACAGGAAGTTGAATTTATTCGTAAAATAGATAGTAGTGATATAACTGGGCCTGGATTTCTGCACTATTTTGGTACGATTGCAAATGCAGAAAATGCATTTGATGACAATATATCAACTATAGTTCAGTTAAATTTAGGCGATAAAATAGGATTACAAATAGGAAATAATGAATCTTATGAAGTCAGAGTAGTAACGATAACACCGGACTCATCTAGTTTTGTTATTGATAGCTTTGCTTTAGAATATTCTGATAACACGAACTCAAATATAACATCTGGAGATTGGGTTTTAGTTCGTGTTTTTGACAATCTTTCTGATAGCTGGCAAGCAGGTGTACAAAGAAAATTTGATTTAGAAGTACAAAATATCTATGGTGATTTTTTGTATTTCGAAAATCAAGACGTATTTTATAGTAAACAAAGTGTTTTTTTAACTGTAAAAGAAGATTCAAAAAATACAGTCTATGCAGTTTTGAAAGGCGCGACATTATCTGATTCAGATATAAAAATTTATCATTTTGAAGAGTTTAGAGATGAAAAATCAATTAGTACAATTAAAGTTAGCCTGGCTGTCGATTCTAAAACATTATTTAATTATTTAATTGACAGCGGAAAAATCAGTCTAGTTTTTAACGATTCTATACAATCTGTTGATTATGATATTAAAATTGTAGATTCTGGATTTGTTTATGCAACAAAAAAAATAATTGCAGGGCAAAATGTCAATGTAGTTGATATTGTAAATATATTTTCTATGTCATACTCGAATAAAAAACATGAGATACATTGCACTATTGATAGAAGATTAAATCCTGGTGATCGCGTAAGAATATTTGATGTTGATTACTCTATTAATAGCATTACATTGTATGGATTAAAAAAAATGAATCTAAGTTTGATAGAAATTTAGTGATATGACTATAGGATCCTTTGTAACGTCAGAAAACAATAATGATGTTTTTTATTCCAATGGCGGTATATTAAATACAAAAGAATTGTTTTCTGACGTTGTTTTTACACCTGTCGTAGCAGCAATAGAAAAAGCAACTGAATTGACATATCGTGTTTTTGTCACAGTATCAAGTAATTCTATTGCATTAACCAAATTAAAATCATCTCTTTTAACAGTAAAAATAAATGAGAATAGATTGATAACTATTGATGTTTATTTCCCTGTCACAAGAAAAATATTCGAAATTTTACGAATTGTAGAAAAAGAGAACGGAAATATTAATATAAACTATGAAAATTATTTTTCAATTTCAGGACTTACAAATATAATTTTCAATAGTTTTAGAGGGTCAAGAAATTGGTCTGGCAAGTTAACTGCTGAATTGCAATTGCATCAAAAACAAACAATACTAAATATTGAATTATTGCCAGCAAGTTTTAAAAGTAATTCGTTGTATAGAGGTTTTTTGGCTCCAAAAATTGAAACTGGTGACTATGTTTTTGAAAATGAAAAAAAATATATTGTTGAAAGAGTCACCCAATCAATTTCACCAGATATTTTTCAAATGTCATTAAAAATAAGTGACATTTAATTAGTATTCCTCCAGTTGCCATATTTTTTATAATCAAACAAATGAAGTGAATTGTTATCTACATGTTTTTCCCAATCTTTCCTGAATTTTATTGCGGTTTTAAACGCTAACGCGGCCAGATTCACGCTAAACTCTTCAATCCTTCCAAACGGAAAAGCTTGCGTGTGTTTTTTTCCTTTATAGTCAATCCAGCTGACTGCATAGACCAGGTAGGTTAGTCCCCTTTTTTTGTAATGCCGCTGTGTTTGGCAGACGCCTAGAACGCCAGTTGATCTATTGTTTTTTGCATGTTCAATCATCCTTTTTTTTGGCAAAACAAGCATCATTTGGTCGCGGTAATTTTGCGCTGCCTTTAACGCCTTTTTTTTGCTGCCCCATAATTTGTAAGAGAAATACCGGCTTTTTTCAGTGCCTTTTCTAACAATTCTGACTTGAAACCCGTTTTTGTCTGGCTGTGTGATGTTTTTTAATGATTGATTCATTAAATATCTAAATCCCCTGGGTCCAGGTTTGCATAGCGTTTTAATGTGTTCCATGAACTATGCAGTGTGACTTGTTGCACCTCGACAATACTTAATCCGCGTTCAAATAATCGGCTAGTGGCCTCGTGTCGTAAATCGTGCATCCTTAAATCTTTAATATTGAGTAGTCGGCATGCGTTTGTAAAATAAGTGCTGATGGTTCTGGCATTGTAAGGAAATATTTTTTTATCAATTTTAGGTTGTTTAATGACTATTTTATAAGCACTTTTTGACAATTTAAAGCGTTTTTTAATGCCTTTTTTCCTTGGGTCTTTCATGTTTTTTAACAGGCATGTTTTATTATCGTGGTTAATGTCGTTCCATTCAAGCCTCATAATTTCACTCTCGCGCCTGGCTGAATAAATGGCAAACCACATAATGTGCAGCATTGGAATTGTTTTTTGTGTGTCATAAAAATAGCGTGATAATTGCCAAAGCTCCTCTTTTGTCGGTCGTCTGTCTCGATGACTTGATTTTGCAATCAGCCCTTCTGTTCTTAGAATTTCTCGCGCTTTGTCGAAAATGGTTAAATCTACGCTAATATCTAAAATTCCTGACATGGTTTTAATCACGCCATTTAGCCAGATCAAATCATTGGTAGCTGTTTGCGGCTGGCACTCTGTATTTCTAATTCTGATGTGGCGTATTAAATCCCTCTCATTTAATTTGTTAACATCTATTTTTGCAATATCGCGGGTCATTAATTTATTAAGATCAAAGTTTTTTGATCGGCCGCTAGGCGAGAATTCTTTTAAATACGAAGCTATGACTTTTTTTATTGGCAAGTAGTCTTTTTTTTTGTAAATAGTTTGCTCTTGTAATTCAAGCTCGCGTCGAATCGCCCAGTCTTTTGCTAGTTTGCGCTTACTAAAACTTTTTTTCTCTCTGTGTACGATTTGACTGTGCTTTCTAATTTTTATTGATGCGTCATAAATAATGCTACCATCTGCCTTTAGTCTTTTTGTTATAGATGCCATGATTTTTCCTTATTATTTTTGTCCCCATGTAAATCATGGGGCCAGTATGGGTACTAATTGACAAATAATAAACAAAAATAAACATACAAACAACAGTAAAAGCATGAATAAAGTTAAAAGATTGTTTTCCGTAGCACCAATGCTCGATTGGACGGATTGCTTATAATTTTCAAATGGTTAGGCCATTCATGGGCCGTATATGGGGACATGTGCTATTCTTTTATTTATGCAATTGCCACCAAAAAATATTTTCAAAGGTAAAAAACTGACTCGGTATGAAAGACATTTGTTATTTTTTTTCAAAAAAAGTAGTGATGGCAAATGGTGTAAATCTGATGATGCTTTAAACGAAATAGAATATTTTTATAACAAGGCAAATTATTTTTACAAAATAGTTAACGATCTTTCTGAGCTGTTAGCAACTGAGAAAGAAAAAAATAATCATCTTGTTGATGTTATAAAGCAATTCGAGAAAATTAATTGTGAATAAATTTTTAATTTTTGTTTCATTGTTGCTTGGAGGGTGTGCCACATTTGATACGCCTGTAAAGCCGATAGCCCAAGACGAGACAGCCTGTGTGTATATCGCAAATCTTGGGGAGATTTTATCTACATACGCTGTTTACAATCGCCAGGCGGACTATGGCGGTACTATAGGATACCAAAACGCGGAGATTGGTGGAAATACAGAGATTAAAAATGAATTTATAGCATTGCAAGATCGTCTAGGCCAGCAAGCGGCAACAATCAACAATGTGGTTAAGTCAATTGTTGTCATGCATAACAAAAATTGTGAACAGTACAATACTGATCGTGCATGGGATTCAATGGATAAATTAATTAAAGGATTAGAAAAAGTTTATGGAAAAGTTTTTATTAAATACGGTGCGTCTGAAAATCGAGTGGCTCCCGTTGTTGTTGATTAATTGCTAGTATTTCTCTATTTATATCAACCATACTGGATTTTTTATTTTGCATTTTTAATTTCCTCATCTGTGTATTTCTCCGTGTTTTCACTGTTCCACAAGCGCATTTCATAGGCATCAGGATTTCCATTCATGTGCTCTGATTTGGAATATTTCTCCGCGTTTTTTATATTCCAACAGCGCATTTTATACTCAGTTGGATCAGCTTTTTGATGTTCTTCCTTGGAATATTTCTCCTCGTTTTTTATGTTCCACCAGCGCATATCATCCGCAGTTGGACCAGCTTTTTGATGTTCTTCCTTGGAATATTTCTCAGCGTTTTCTTCATTCCACCAGCGCATACCATACGCAGTTGGGACAGCCTTTTGATGTTCTTCCTTGGAATATTTCTCCTCGTTTTTTATGTTCCACCAGCGCATATCATCCGCAGTTGGACCAGCTTTTTGATGTTCTTCCTTGGAATATTTCTCCTCGTTTTCACTGTTCCACAAGCGCATTTCATCCGCAGTTGTATTAGTTTTTTTATGTTCTGATTTAGTCATTTTTTTCTCTCCGGTTGTTTCAATTTCTTATGAAATACATACAATTTATTTTCATAAATAACAAATTTCACTTTTTTTTCAAAAAATAGCTCGCCATCTTTTACGATGCTTATTTTTTCCCATTGATGAATTTGTTGCTTTGATACTCCTTCAAGCCTGGCAAATTCAATTTTGAATCTAAAGTGTTTTTTTATGTATTCACTGAGCTTTTCTATTTTCATTGTTAGTTATTTTATTCACAGTAATTCATTGTTTTTATAAATATTTACAACAATTTCGCGAGTTCTTAAATCAGCAACAGTGTATTTTTTAATTGCTTGTTTTCTACCTAACACGCTACCTGCGCCATGTGAACATGAGCAGAAAGATTCCTTATTTCCCTTACCTTTTACAATAAAAGACTTCGCAACCATCGAGCCTGGAATAATACCTAAATCAACACCAACAGCAGCTGGCATTATTGCGCCTTTGCTTGGTATTACGCTTCCAATAGCTGCACCTATGCCCCAGTGAACATCAGGCATTACTGCAATATGCTTATGAATAAAAGGAAGTTTCGACATATTCTCGAGCTGTAAGAGAGCGTTATCATCTATCTGGTCAGTCCAAACTTTGACTAGCATATCTTTTTTAATCATTTTCATTACTGGCATGTCATTCTCAGGCTGTTTACAAGCTGTATAGAATTTTAAACTAAAAAAACATTGTAGTCAACTACTTTTATTTACTTTTTGTATTTCATTCATAGTTATTTCTAATTTAACTAACGCTTTCACTGATGGTTTTATCGGTTCTGCAATTTCAGAATATCTGTATTGATTCAATTTTAGGTTTTCTGTTTTTTTTATGCACTCAAGGTTTTCAATAGCGCAGTTTTGTTTATCGCCGTCTTTGAATGTAATAATTGAGTCATCTGGGATAGGTCCATAATGACTTTCATAAACCAATCGGTGCTTGAGTTTAAATTTATTTTTGCCGGGTTCTGTTTTTATGTATACATAGCCCTCAGAATCTATGCGTTCAAAACCAACTGGTTTAACGTTTTTTGGAACATGACCTTTTTTAAAACTTGTCCTGTTTGCTCCAACATCCATTTTTTTGCCTTTGTTGTGAGGAAGGTGGTTTTTTTTAAAATAGCCTGTTCTTCCCGTTAGCCAGCTGTTTCGTTGACATAATCCAGCTATTGCGTTTTGTGTAAATTCAGTATTAAATTTTTTATTTAGTAGTTGTGTGAGTTCTTTTCGAGGCTTTTTACAATTTTCTTTAATCCAATTTAATTGTTCCTCTGTGTATTCGTTTTCTACGCCTTTCATTTTAGTATTTTTGGCAGTTCTTTTTGTTCTGGGATGTCGTGTATTTGCACTTGAGCGTCTAATACTAATTGAGCATTTGAAATAACCTGACGTGCAACATCTGTGATGTTTCTTGTTCTTATACTTTCCATTTCTAATTTATCCGGTGTTATTTTTTCATCACTCAATCGTTCAATTTGTGCAAATAAATGATTGTTTAAATCAGTCAGTGTGTTTTTCATGTTTTTTTACCTTATGCTGTGGATGTTTTTTAAATATGTCAAAAAAGTTTTTGCATTCTATTTTTTCGCATAGTTGCCTGGCAATAATAATTTGGCTTAATTTTTTTGTGTCCACTATTTCTGAATTTAGTTTGTCGATAAAAAATTTATAAATTTTCATTCTTGCTTCAACGACTAAATTATCATCCAGTTCAATTGCATAGAATTTGAATAAACAATCAGCAAATGCTTTTTCTTTGTCGTTATCATATTTTTCTAATAGTGCATTGTAAATTCTTTCTATAATAACAATCAACATTTCCCCGTTTCCGCATGAAGGCTCAAAAAATAAGGTATTTTCGTCTTTAAATACATTTTGATCTAGCATATCCAGCATTTCATTTGTTACCCAGCGCGGCGTAAATATTTGCGCTTCTTTTAGATTTTTCTTCATTTTATCCGTGCCTCATTCCACGCCTTTTTTCTAAATAATCGCCAAAATCATAAACATCAACTAGCCACGGTGATTTGTTGCTGTCAACTACTTTAAATATATTGAATGGAACATCGCCAGACGATGCTTTTCTGATTGTATATTCATCAGCCCAGCCTAGATATTTTTTAGCTATTGTTGTTAGTTGTGGGTATCTTGTTTGAAATTCATTTTTTAAATCATCGCCTGCTGACATGATTGCCTCTCTAGTAAATACGTTCAATTGCTGTTTTGTTTGATAGCTCTAATTTTGCTTTTAGAATAAATGCAAATTCAAACCATCCGCGCGGTTTATTTTTTGGTTTGTATATGTCTTTTTCCATTTTTAATTCCATTTTTATTATTTCGAGCAGTTCTTTATGTGTTTCCATCATCATTTTTGCTGTTTCAATGTTCATTTTTATTTGCCTAAAATGGTATGTCGTCATCAAAATGCTCGGGTGGCGTATTGTTTGAATCAACGCTGTTTTGTTGTTGGATTTGATCTGCTGATTGTTTGTTTGGTTCTTCATTTCGTCCACCTAGCATTTGCATTTGTTCAGCAATGATTTCAGTGGACCAACGATCTTGTCCTGATTGATCTTGCCATTTTCGTGTTTGTATTCTGCCCTCGATATAAACTTTACTGCCTTTTTTTAGATATTCGCCTGCAACTTCTGCAAGTTTTCTAAAAAAAACAATTCGATGCCATTCTGTTTTTTCTTTTTTTTCGCCAGATTGTTTGTCTTTCCATTTCGTTGTTGTTGCCAGTCTGATGTTGGTTATAGCATCGCCGCTTGGCATATAACGAACGTCTGGGTTATCACCTAAATTTCCTATTAACATCACTTTATTTAGCATTTCATTATCCACTTATTTTATTCTGCATTTTCAATTTCATCATCTGTGTATTTCTCCGCGTTTTTTATGTTCCACAAGCGCATTTCATCCGCAGTTGGATTAGTTTTTTTATGTTCTGATTTAGTCATTTTTGTTTCTCCCGGCTTATGCAGCCTTTTTAATTTCTATTTTGTTTTTAAGATCGTTGACAATATTGTTTGCTCGTTCAATAACTAAAGCTGCTCGTTTTTTTAATAATTTAATGTGGATGTCAACTGGATTAACTTCAACATGTACCAAACTATAATCATCAAATAAGGTATCGTTGTGGCTGAACCAGTGCCATTTTTTTGCGCCTGTAACAGCTATGCCGGTCATACATTGCCAATAGTAATTTGGGTATTCTTTTAACAGGTCATCTTGTGTTTGAATGTAATTCAAATTGAAAAAATGAACTTTTCTTGTTGGCCTTTTAACTTCTAATCCTTCTGATGGTAAAAACAAATCATCAAACAGCATGCCGTCAGGTGTGGCTCCAATGTTTTCTATTTTGAAAAATTGTTGATTTTCTAGTGTTAAATCAAATTCAACATTCAAATATTTTTCAGCCGCATTTACTGCATCATATTCTGTTAGTACGCCATTTTTCATTGCATCCGATTGGTAATTTTCTTCGTCTTCACCTTCTTTTGTGAAGTAAGCCTGTGCAATTTCCATTGCATACGATTCCATTCCTTTTGTTAATTGAAATGGTTTTTTGTGTTCAATGAGTTTTAAAATATCATCGCGCTGTTTGGCTGTGATTGTTTTGAACTGTTTTTTTAATGTCCGTATGTCGATAACACCTTTTTTCACTTCTTCATAAACATCTTGCCATTGCAGGAATGGCTCAAATTCTAACGGCTGTAATTCTTTTTCATATCCAGCCATAATTCTGTGCGCATTTGATGCGGTGACTAGAAATTTTCTTTCTTCGCTTAAATTATTCATCTGTCACACCATCTTCAACGACTTCCGAGGCTGTGCTTTCAATGATGGATAGATTCATAATGGATTCTATCTGTGATGGTTTTAATTCAGCTTTTTTACTAATTGACGCAATCAACTGAGAAACAGTAAATCTCTTTTTTTCGATAACTTGTTGCCATTGCGGTAACAATTCATTGAATCTGTCATCGCTCATAATCTCTTTTTTTGGCTCCGCGTTTTGTTGATTTATTGATTCGTATTTATTGCTGATTTCAACGGCTTCATTAATTGATGAGGAAACATCAATCGGCATTTTGCTAATAACATATTTAATCGCTTTGGCCCTCAGCATTTGCAGCAACCAATTTTTGTAGGGTGAAAAATCAGAATTTGCTCCTGGCGATCCTGCTATGATTTTGTATAGCATTCCAGCCTCGACATATTCTGTTGTTTCTAATTCTGTTTCAATTTCTTTAATTGAAACAATCATCCCAACCAGATTATCTTTTAACCATTTGTCGTTATAAAGTTCTCTGTCGATATTTGGCTGAAAATCAATTTTCACATTATGACCGTATCCCTCTATTGTGAAATGGTCAATGGTTGTTACCGGATCAGCCATAACGCTATAACCATCGCGTTTTGCCATCATTTGCCAACCTTTATATCCGATATCAAGCTGGGCTTTTCCTTTGTATGTGACAACATAGCCTTGGCCAGCTCTCAGTGGCAACCCTAAGCTTGCAGCTTCTAATGCACAATGTAAGAGGCTTTCAGGCTCTGCTTTTTTTAATTGATCGTTTGTTGCAAGCGCAATGGCAGCTTGCTTGAACGCCCCAATTTCTTTTTGTGTATTTAGTAGTGACAAGATAGTGTCTTTAATTGATGGAGATTCAATTAATTCCATCATTGTTTCTTGTCGTTTTTCTAATTGATTCATTTTAAATCCTCATCATCTTCATCTAAATATTCAGGTAATGGCCTACCTTCTGTTTTGAGTTTGTTTAAGCAATACTCCCTGTATTCCTGCTGGTCAAATTTATTTAATTGATCAAATGTTTCCTCTTTTAGCATTTTGTTTCTCCTATTTTTCGTTAATAATCAGTTCCTTTTCAATTTCTATTTTGTATTGATAATCATATCCATAGATATAACTATTAAAGCTAAATTTTGCCTTGTTTCCTTCTTTGCAGTCGTAACGACCTAATGCAAAAAGAAGGCAGTTAAAGAAGTATTTTATTTTCATCTATACCACCACCCATCAAGTCCTAAGTAGCTAAAAAAAAGTCCTAGTAAAAACATTAAGATGACAATTATTTTTTCCATCATGCGTATTCCTTGTGTTGCTGCATTGACGGCAACAAATCCTTTTCTATGGCCCTGAGCTGCTCAGAGCTTAGTAAATCTATAATGTCAGTTTCGCCATAGCATACTGACCAAATATCGACATCCTCATCAATGTTTTCTTGCCACAAGCCTCCCTTTTGCGCCTCAGTGATGCTGTAAGTCACATCAACATAAATGTCGTTTGTTTTGCCTTCAACTTCTATTGTTAGTGTGTAGCCTGTTTGCATAATATTTACCGTGCTGTTTCTTAATGTTGTATATATATTAGCATTGCTGATAAATAAAGTCAATAAAAAATATTAGCAGTTTTGATTTTTTTTATCGAAAGCACAAAAAAACCGCAATTAAGCGGTTTTATTCTTCGTTTTTGTGTGTTTTTTAAATTTCGCCGGCTTGCCAAACAACCTGGCCGATCACATCAATATTTTCTCTAAATTCTGTATCAGTGGCAATTTCTTCTGGAAATATAGTGTTGTCTGATTTCATGATAATACCACCATCAAATCTATTATATAGTCGTTTTATTTTCAGCTCTTTTTTGTATTTTATGCAATATATTTTGCCGTCATTTATTTCAATTTCTCCTTTGTTTATTAAAAGAAGTGCTCCGTCTTTAATGGTTTCTCTCATTGAATCGCCAGAAAATTCAATACAAACCAGATTTGATTTTTTAAACCCTTTCTTCTTTAACCAGTCTGATTTAAAAGCAAAACTCCCGGCTTTATTATTATTAATCACAATTTCTCCATTTTCTTTAGATAGTGAAATAACTACCCTGGGAACAATGGCATAGGCACCATTAGGTAAATATTCTGCATTGTCCCATTCAACTATACTTTGTGTTTTTAAATCATCCGTTGACATCTCTTTTATAGTTATTTTTCCTTTTATGTCTTTATTAATAAACGAATCTAATTCTGGCTTTATTTGGCCGGGATTACAGCCAAGGAATTTGGAAAATTTTAAAATTGTGCTGTCATTAAGTGCGACCTTGCCGTTTAAATATTGACTAATGGCCCCTTGTGTTTCAAATCCCAATTGTTCTGCGGCCCTTTCTTGTGTTAATTTTTTGCCTTTTTGCCTCCATTCTTGCTTTTTTTTATTCCATATTTTTTTGAGATTATCAGCATATTTTTTTTGCGCGATGGTTAGCGGTGTTCTCTGTATTTTCATAGTATAAATTATTAGCCAAACTATTAAAAGTCACAAATAGCACATGAAATTATTTTTGACATTTATTAATCAGCAGTGCTAATATAAAGTCATGAACTTAGAAGAATTTGTAAAAAAACATAAAACACAGAGCAATGCTGCTAAACAATTAGGTGTTAGCCAGGCAATGATTTCAAGCTGGTTGACTAACCGCTATGAGATAACAGCCAACACAGCATTGTTTTTAGAGGATCGTTCAAACGGTGAAATATCGCGGTTTGATTTGTTGCCCGATGTTTTTCAAATAAATTCAACAGTTGTTAATGAATAAACAAGTTGCTTTCCTCCGAAGCTACCACTCCCCCCGCCCAGAGCGGGGTTTTTTTTGATTAAAATTTGTAATTATTTACTTACGCTAAATAAATACTATTAGATTATTTTTAAAAATCACTTAAATGTTTACATTTTTTAATGATGACGAAGAAGCAAAACTAAATGGTTTACCGCTCATGGCTCAGATTATTTATATGAGAGGAATTAGGCGATTTATGGATGGTGAAAACGCCATAACAGGAATAAAACGAAAAATCAGTTACCAATCATTAATTGAGACGGTTTATGTTGAGCCGAAGCAGGGTAGAGCACATGAACCAAGGCCAACAATAAAAAAAATGAGAAATATTATAAAAATCCTTTCAGAACAAGGGCTTATACAGACAATTGAGAAAGATAGGCAACTTGTTTTTTTCTGCCCATTAGCAACAACGAATAATTACGTCCAAAAAAAAGAGGGCAGAGCAGGGGCAGAGCAGGGGCAGACCAAACATGGCAGGCTCAATGCCACGGATAACAAGGCTTTGACAGAAAAGCATGGCATAGGAATGGCAGACAACAGTCAGCCGAAGAAGGGCATACATCAGATAGTCAAATTATCAAATATTAAAAAAGAAAATTATAAAAGAAAAAGTGGCGAAGTTTCGGTCCCGGATTTTATCGACAAACAACTTTGGGAAGAATGGCTAAATTTTCGTAAAGAAAACAAACTAGCCAATACAGTCTATGAATTAAAAACACTCATTGAAAATTTGAAGGGTTGTGAGAATGAAAATATTTCTGCAAATGACGCAATCAAAATTGCATTACAACAAAAATGGAAATCAGTTAAGTCCGACTGGGTAATCAGCTACCAACGATCACAAAACAAACAGCACAGGGTAATAAATCATGGCATCACAAGAGAAGAACTCGAATCAACAGATTTCTTTTAATCGTAAAGTTAACAATCTTGCTGAATTGGTTGCAACGGTTGTGACGGTTATGAAAGCCGATTACATTTCTGAATTTAATCGACAATTCAAATCACCAGAGGATTTAAGAGACTTTAAAAATCGACTTTATACAAAAATCAGGAAATTTGATCATAAAGCGATTATTGATGGCTATGAAAGATATGCTGCTGAAAATCCTAATTTTATGCCTGGCGTACAAAAGCTTGTTTTTTATATGAAAATCGAAAACGATAAAATATTACGCAAACAACAAGAGCAACTGAAAGCGATTGAAAAAAAATCAGAGAAAAAAATAACACGTCATATCAATCTAGCAGAAATGCTGAAAAAAAAGCGTAAAAGCGATAGCTGGATGACAACAAAAGACATGGTTAGCGAATTAAATACCCTTATTTCAAAAAATATTGCACATGGAACGGCAAAAACAAAAAAGATTAGCGGTTAGTAGGGTTAGAAATTATCGTCGCTTAAATCGACTGTAATTAGATTAAATTAGCGCAATGACAAACCGAATTGAAAATATAGTTTTAAATGTTTTTGATGACGATTTTTTGTCACACGATGAATTAGTAAATATAACGGCACTTAATGGCTTTGTTGTTTGCCTAGCCGTCGATGAACTGATTAGGAAATTAAAAGTTTTTAAATTTTGTGGGAAATATAAACGCATTGCCTGCGCGAATGATGATGAAATAAAAATTTCAATGCAATTATTTGTTTATTGCTATATTTTTAATCATTATGAGTAAATTATTTATTTTTGTTAAAAATAAGGTTATTGATTTTTATAATCAAAACAGTATTAAAAATAATAATCATTTATTGAAGCAAGTTGATTTTCTTAAATCAGAAATGACGAGATTAACTTACAATAAAATATTATTAACAACAGCTCATAAAGAGTATAAAAATAAATCATTATTAGTGGTAAGACGGTTAAAAACCGTTATATTTATTTTAATATTATTATTATCTCTTTCATTTTTATTTAATTATTTATTGGTTATTAGGCTTAATAATGGGTAATAAATGGCCGTTTATTGATGGACAAGAAAAACATAAACGATTTATTGATGATTTAACTGATAAAATCGTTAATTCTAATATTGATGATTTTAATTATCATGTTTTGGCAATAGACCAGGACACTATCAACTGTGGTTTGTTTTATGTTTTTGATGAGTTTTACAATGTCAATGTGTCGATTGATTTAACTAGCATTGATAAATGGGATGTCGGTTTTTATGACCGTAATGTTAATTATTTTTCAGATATTTTTATTGAAAGAATAAAAATTAATAAATCGTTAAATACAGTTAATTAGTGATGTCATTACAACCGTTTTTTGAAGATAAAAAGTGGCTCATAAATAAGTTTAGAGAATATAAAAATCAGAGACCATCTGATAATCAAATTAGTGCATTCAATGAAAAAGTATGTGTCATTATGATGAGTGATAATATTGATGAGGATTATGCAAGAAATAAGGCATATAACGCATTATTTGAAAATGAATGATTGAACAAAAAATAAATATTAAACCATTATCTGTTAATGATGCGTGGAAAGGAAAACGATATAAAACTGAAAAATATAAAAATTATGAAAATGTTTTATTTAATTATTATTTAAAAAAAAAAATAGGAATGTAAAATTTATTAATTGCCGGTTAAAAATTACATTTGAATTTGGGTTTAGCAGCAAGGCGTCTGACTACGATAATCCTATAAAAATTTTACAAGATATTTTGCAGAAAAAATATGGTTTTAATGATAGCTATATTTATGAAGCGAATATAAAAAAAACAATCGTAAAAAAAGGTAATGAATTTGTTTATTTTAAAATTGAAAAATTGTGCTGAAAATTTATTTCAATATTGATGAGTTTTGCATTACAAAAGGGATGATTCCGCAAGAAATAGCGAATAAAATTCTTTATCACATATCAATTATTAATCCAATTAGAGTTGAATTAGGCCATCCAATTTATGTATCTAAAAACTCGGGATACAGGCCAAAATGGTATGAATTAAGCCGTGGTCGTTCTGGCAATAGTGAGCACTGCTATGTTAATAAAGGGGCTGCTGATTATACATGCAGAAAATCAGACATTAGAATGTTATTACATGAATTGTTAAATTCTGAGTATATGCGTGTTTGTTATTATCCTAATGATAATTTTATTCATTGCGATTTAAAAGGTAGTATAAAACAGTATTACATTGATTATGGTAATGGGTGGTATCTGCAAAAATAATTATTTTGAATTTTGTTTATAAAATATATAATGTAAGTAATTAATATTATTAATTAAAAATATTAATCGTCGAGATGACGTTTTTTTCCTAAAACTGGAGTTATTATGGCTGTAACATATTCATCTGCAACAAAAGACGCTCGCATGACCGCTGTTCGTGATCAAATTGATTCGGGTGGTGCAGGAACCATTCAAATTGGCACAGCAGGCATGGGAACTATTTTGGCTGAAATAGTATTAGATGCAACAAGTGGAACTGTGTCAGGCGGTGTTTTAACACTCTCATCATTTCCGAAATCTGATTCTAGTGCAAATGCAACCGGAACGGCAGCAGAAGCTAAAGTTATCAATGGTTCATCTGCCGATGTAATAACCGGGTTAACTGTTGGAACATCTGGTTCTGATATAAATTTAGATTCTGTTGCAATTACATCAGGACAAACAGTAACGCTAAACAGCGCAACTATTACACATTTCTGATGGCTGAAATTTTAGTCAAAGCCGGGGTTCAAATTAATGCGTATGAGCCAGGGGATATTATTGTGGTTCGAGAAGATGGGTTTAAATGGGGCAAAAGTGAACTTGATAAAAGTTTGTTTAATGTCATTAAATTTCCAGGAGAACCAGTTGAAAAATATCAGGGTTTTGTTGAAGAATTAAAAAAGTTTCCTGATTTATCTTCTGTGCCAATTCATCTTAAACATTTATTTTTATCTGATGCTGTTATTAATGCAGAAACAGTTAAACCGCGTAAATATCAGATTGTAAATAATACAGTAGTGAGTAAATAGACATGCCTGTTAAATTAGATAATCCGATTGTCGTTTCTGACGCAACAGACATAGACGTAACATCATTTACGTTTGATGTTGATACAAACACAATTTTTATAGGATTTAATACTGTTGCTGATGATGGCACGATAACATCAAAAGATAGTGAAATATTAACAGGAAATGAAGCATTATCGATGATAAGTAGTATTGATGCAGCCGCCCTTAAAAATGCTCTCTATGACGCTATTTTAGCAAAAAGATCATTAACAGGCACTATCGTATAATTTTATGCCTGCGGTAATAACAAAAACTATCAAACCTGCTGGCGGCGGTGATTTTACGTCTATAGCTGCGTTCATTGCTGCTATACCGGCTGATATGGTAGCTGTTGATGAAAAATGGGTGGGCGAGTGTTCAGGAGGTGGTGAGACCATAACATCTACGACTGACCTAACTGGCATAACAACGAGCAGGGTAACGGACAATATTGTCGTTATACGCGCAGCATCAGGCAGTGAAGCAATGCCGGATGGAACCGGGTACTTCATTACTTGTAATTCAAACTATCGCTATTGTCTGCGCGTAAGGGCGGTTGATTGTGACGTAGAAGGACTGGGCGCAAAATCTAACGCATCCTCAAACGTGACTGGGTTTGGCGGAAATATTACTGCGTCATTTAAACCCCGGTTTTATGATTGCGTAGCTATTGACTGTAGAAATGGGAATACGTCAATATACGCAAAAGGATTTGAGTCAAAACGCCACTCATTTTATAATTGTATTGCTATCAATTGCACATTTGGATTTTCCACATCAAATGACTGGTACGGAATAAACACACACAACTGCATAGCTAAAGATTGCCCTACAGGGTTTTTAGTCAAGAACGGGGCAAGCTCTGGCAGTCAATCATCAGAGTTAATAAACTGCGTAGCTTACAACTGCACAACACCATGGACTATAGGCAGCGGTCTTTCTAGCGCATCAACAAACAATGCAGCGTCAGACGCAGCAACAAATACACCGCCAGGATCATCTCCACTTACAACTAACGTAACGTCTAGTGATTTCGTAGACGTTGCTAACAATGATTTTCATTTAACAGCAGCGTCAATACTTAAGGATTCAGGTAGCAATACTGGCTACTCTCCAGATTTTGATGGAGTTGCTAGAGATGCGACGTACGACATCGGGCCTTTTGAATTTGTTGGAGGTGGTAGCGTAGGCGTTTCAGGAGATTTATCTGGTATTGAATCAAATACTGATTCATTTTTATCGTCAGGAAATTTATCTAGTGGTATTTCTGGTAATTTATCAGCAACAGAAACAAGTAGTGATTTATTTTCTGTTATTGGCACACTATTAATTTCTGGAGATTTATCTGCACTAGAGCTAAATGATTCATTTAATGCGTCTGGTGCGGCGGATACAACTGGAAATTTAGCCACTTCTGAATTATCGACTGATTTACTTAATAGCACTGGATTTATTGCAAATGCTGGCAGCTTGTCTGCTTCAGAAACAGGGACAGATTCATTTTTGGCAGATGCTAATGTAATTATTTCTGGTGATGTTGTTGTTAATGAGCCTGCAACAGATACAGCATTAATAACAGGTTCAAATTCGGTTCTCGGTAGTTTATCAATAACTGAAAATTCAACTGATTTGTTGTCGTCTGTTGGCCAGTTATTAATCAATGGAAGTTTCGGTGCAACTGAATTAAATAGCGATAGTTTTTTAGTCACTGGAAATATTTTAATTGAAGGTGATTTTTTAACAACCGAGCAATCAACTGATTCGCTTTTATCAAACGGCAGTGCGGCAACACTTGGAACGTTAAACGTTAGTGAATCAAATAATGATTCATTGTCTGCAACCGGAACGGTCATTACTAATGGCAACGTTGATGTAATTGAAAATAGTTCAGATGTTTTTGTTTCGTCAGGTGAAAACAAAATACAGGGTGTTTTTCTTTCTACAGAAGCCTGGCTAGATTTATTTCAAATAAACGGTGTTATTGCAACCGGCGGTCAGGTCAATATAACAGAGACGGAAACGGATTTATTTGCAGCAGGAATCATTCAGCTTCAAGCAGTTGATTTTAAAAATGCTATTTTTGTAAATAGTGTTAATACAACATTTTATAATCGATGACTATTAATTTTAATAAAGGTTGTGCGCCGTTTGTATTTAAGTGCTCCCATGATAAAGACAGCAAGGTTTTTTATACGATGGCGTATAGACCGTATAGCTGGCAAGCTGATAAATCTTATGTCAAAAATATTGATATTGTTATTCCTAGCGTTTCAAATGGCATGGCTTATGTTGTTGATTCTGGCGGCGTATCAGGATCAACAGAACCCGCGTGGATAGCTCAAGAAAACGAAGTAACAACCGATAATGAAGTGATTTTTAAAGCGGTTGAATACGATTTTTTATTAAATTATAACGACGCAATAACAGTTAGTAACTGGAGCGGCGAAACAGGTGTTTCTTTTGATAATGAAAAAATATTATCAGGTTGCGTTACAACAGCGAGGTTGGTTTCTGTTCCTGACATCAAAAAAACAACAATCGTGAATCATATTACTGTCATTAGAAATAATGGCAGTATTGAAGAATTTGACAGAAGTATCATTTTGAAAATTAAGCAAACGTAATAATAGTATTATTCTGTAATTGAAATAGTATTAATAATGTCAAATCTTTTAAAAAAAATACATTATGAAATTTTTTCAATTACTACTATGTTTGCAAATTTCAGGATGCTCTAGTTTTTTATCAAATAGCAATGGCTATCATGATGTTATTAAAAACAAAGACTCTGTTCAAGCATCGACAGATAAAACTCTAAAAGAAATTAATTGGTGTGAGGATCAAAACGGTTCAATTGTTTTTAATGAAAAAATAGCAACAAATGGATATTGTGTTATTGAGTCTAATTATAAAAAAACATTTTTAGAGTTTCTTAATAATGCAACAAAATTAGGAATCAATATTTTGTATCCTAATCGAAATATTGGGCTGTAAAAATGGCAGTTCAATTAATTAGCGGCCCATTGCGAACAGAACGTTTATCAGATGGCAGAAGGCTTTTACTTAGAGAATTAATAGTCGATGTTGACAATAAAAGATACGTTGTTCCAAAAGGATTTATTACTGACTATTCCAGTATCCCTTTAATTTTTGGTTGGCTTGTTCGTTGGTCAAAAGTAGACATTGCGGGTGTATTACATGATTATTTGTACACCGTTCAAAACCTAACAAGATCAGAGGCAGATAAAATATGGCGTGAGGTTGCTAAAGCGGGTGATCATGCTGCTAATTCATTTCAGTCATGGACTGGCTGGCTTGGTCTTAGAATAGGCGGATGGTTTGCTTGGAATAAGCAGCATGAGAAAGCTTAAAGTTAAATTGAAACGGCAAGGAACGAAATTTGAAATTATTGATGGTTTAGGAATGCCTTTTTTTGCGTATGATTGTATGTCTGTCAGTCCGGTCGATCATCAAGGGTTTGCAGTTGTAGAGATCAGGCTTGAGGTGATTAATAAAAATGAGTGGAAGCACTTTATTAAAAAAAGGACAGTTTTTGAAAATGGAAATTGAAAAAACAAGTGTTTATGATTTTTTGGCACAGAAAAAGCCAAAATTAACTTCATTTTTTGCAATATTAATTATTGTTCCATCGTTGCTTAATGCGTTTAGTGATATTTGGGTAGCATGGAATGATTTGCCAATCGGTGAAAAAGAAAAAATAAATAATAAACTATTTAAAAGCCACTGGCGAGAAAGCCCGGTCCATTCAAAAAAAATTATTGTTGAAGTGCAAAAAATAGCGGTTCCAATTACCGTCGATATTTACAGAAATGGCGATATTTTTATCGATTACGGACAATCAACACAGTGGTTCCCATTTAAACAAATGAACATACCGTTAGCGAAATTTAGTTTAATTAATAGCGCGATGGCTGATGAAGTCGAGACAAAAGAAATGGTCGAGTCAACGCCGACCGTTCCGATTAATGTCGTTAATGAAAAAATAGAGGACAACAACGTTATTCGGCTTAAAACATTTGGCGATGGCAGTATTGAAAAACAGGTTATTCACATGAACACGGGGAAAATAACCAGTTATGAGGCACTGCCTGCAAAATCAAAAGATCCTGAAATTGAAAATAAAAATGAATCAATTGAGGTTGTTAAAATCCCAAAAGATAAAGAAAAAGAAGTGAAAGTGTTTAAAATTAATGCAAAAAACAGCGACTTGCCTGAAATTATTGATGAAATTAAGCATTTAGATGACAAATAGTAAAAAATTAAATGGCTAAACGTGGACCACCAAAAACAGTTATCGATTGGCAAACCGTTGATGCTATGTTGAAAATACAATGTACTGGCGAGGAAATAGCCTCAGTTTTAGACATTGACTACGATACACTTCAAAACGCTTGCAAACGCGATCATAAAATGAAGTTTTCGGAGTATTCAGCTAAAAAAAGGCTTGGAGGCCGCGCCTCGCTTAGAAGAATGCAGTGGAAAAAAGCTGAAAGCGGAGATTCAACACTTTTAATTTGGCTTGGTAAAAATATCTTAAATCAGTCAGATAAAACAAATTTGGGCGACGAAGAAGCGCAGCCGATAAACATTAAAGTTGATGTCATTAATGCATCCAAACCTAAATTATCCTCAAGCTAATTTTCTAAATTTAGATCATAAATACAGGGCATTTGTAGGCGGGTTAGGCAGCGGAAAAACATGGGTTGGATGTACCGCGCAAATCCACCATGTTTTACAAAATCCAGGTATTCCACAAGGCTATTTTGCGCCAACTTATTCATTAATTCGTGATATTTTCTATCCAACCATTGAAGAAGTTGCGTATCAATATGGCGTTAAAACAACTGTTAAAACAGGTGATAAAGAAATAGATTTTTATTATTCTGGCAAATGGTATGGGACTACAATTTGCAGAACAATGGACCGCCCGGAAACGATTGTTGGTTTTAAAATTGGTCATGCAATGGTTGATGAAATTGATGTCATGGCAACTGATAAGGCCGAAATTTCATGGCGTAAAATTATTGGTCGGTTACGCTATCAAAAAGACGGGGTTAAAAACGGCGTGGATGTAACAACAACGCCTGAGGGGTTTAAATTCACATATAACCGTTTTGCCAAAGAGCCTACAGAATCGTATGGAATATTACAGGCGTCAACGTATGATAATGAACTAAATTTACCACCTGATTACATTCAAACATTAAAAGAGTCATACCCAAGCCAGGTTATTGAAGCATACATAAATGGTCAGTTTGTTAACCTCGTTAGTGGTACGGTTTATCATGCATACAATGATGATTGTAAATGCAAAATTGTTCATCAAAAAAACGAACCGATTCATGTTGGAATGGATTTTAACGTTAGAAATATGTCAGCAATCATTAACGTGCAGCGTGATGGCATTTGTTATGCCGTAGATGAATTAGTTGGCGTGTTAGATACGCCAACCATGATCGATTTATTAAAAGACAGGTTTTACGGATGCTCTATTATTGTGAGACCCGATGCCAGCGGTAAAAATGTTAGTAGCAAAGGCGCGGCTGTTAGCGACATCAGGCAATTACAACAAGCAGGTTTCTGGGTTGATGCGCCCAATCAAAATCCAAGAATTAAAGACAGGATAAATTCTGTTAATGCAGCTTTTGAAAAAGGACAGCTAAAAGTAAATGCTGAAAAATGTCCAAACCTTGATTTATCGCTTCAGCAACAAATTTATGATAAAAATGGAATGCCTGAAAAACGGCTAGATAATAGTATTGACGATATTAACGATGCATTTGGTTATAATGTTCATGGGTTATATCCGCTAGACAAATTATTAAAATTAAATAATAAAGGAAACTGGAAATGATTCATGATTGTGAAATTAAAAAAAGTAGCATTAAATATTGTAGCTATTGCTAGATTGGTTATTATATTTTTATGTATTATGATGGTTATTAATTTTATTATTGAGATTATTGCGTGGACATAGATGAATTAAAACAAACACATGATGATTATAAAAATAATGTTAATTCATGGTTATTATATAAAGCCGCGTTTAGTGGAACACGCGCATTAATACAATCAGGTTTTGTTTTAAAAAAACATGATCGTGAGTCAGCAACAAATCATACTCGAAGAAAAGAAAAAGCCTATGGTTATAATTTCACAAAAAGATTAATTGGCTTAATTAATTCTTTATTATCTCAAAAAAAATCAGTCAGCAATTATGGAAAATTGGGTAATGATGATTTGTTTAAATTGTTCATTAAGAACTGTGATTATGAAGGCAGCGATTTTGAGCGGTGGCTAATTAATCAGCAATTATCATCATTCATTTTCGGTCATGTTGGTGTTTTGATTGATAAACCAAAAATTGAAAATGATCATATCGTTGAAAGAACGATTGCTGATAATGTTGGCCAAGAAATATATCCGTATTTAAGCCAATATTCTGCTCTTAATATTTTGGATTGGAAAACAAACCGTGAAAATGGTCGGCTGGTTTTAACTTATCTTAAATTGCTAGATGACGATGGGAATTATCGATTGTATTGGCAGGATAGATGGCAGGTTTGGCAAATAGAAGATGATAATGCGGTTTTAAAGGATGAAGGAGATAGTTTTTTAGGCGTTATTCCGTTTGTTTGGTTAACGCATGGCTCGTTAGAAAATAAATTTATTGGCGTTAGTTTAGCAGCAGAAATCAGCCTAATTGATATATCAGTTATTGAAAACTTGAGCCAAGGCGAGGAGGTTATTGACTTAACAGCTTTCCCAATGATGCGAAAACCAATGCTTATGCCTGGCGATCATGATGAGGATATTGTTGGGGCAAGTGGTGTTTTAGAGTTTGATCCAAATAATCCAAACAGTAAACCAGACTGGCTTCAATCTCAGGCGCGAGAACCTATTTCGGCTATTTTGGATTGGATTGATTCAAAAGTTATTGAAATGGCAAGAATGTTTAACGCGAGTGCTTTTTTTAGTCAATCAAAAGCAGCTATTTCAGGCGAATCAAGAAAACGTGAATTTCAGTTAATGAACAGTGCGCTTGCTAATGAATCACGCAATCTTGAACAGTTTCAACGACAAATCATATATTTTTGGCTGCTTTGGGAGCAAAAAGAAGAATTGATGAAAGATGTCGTGATAACCAGACCGACTGATTTTGATATTTCAGACAAAACAGAAGAATTGGATAATTTAGTTACCTCAAAAGTCACGGTTAATTCAAAAACATTTCATGAAGAAGTGGATAAGAAAATTGCAAAAATTGCTTTGCCTGATTTGGCACTAAAAGAAAGAAATGTCATTAATGATGAAATAGCACAGGTTCGTGATGTTCCTATCGTTAAAGCGGATGGAAAAAGTTAGTACCTATTTAAACTTGGACAAAGCAAAAAGTGGCGATCTTTTCTTATTGCGCGATAAAAGAATTTTTGAATTTCAATTTATTGCAAGTAAATCATTTTCTATTCTGTTTGGTTCAATTGATAGAAAAAGCACTTATCTACTTGAAGATGAATGGCGCGGCGCAAAACTTTTAGATAAAAACAATGACACCGACAGAAGTTGAAAAAGCACTGGATGATTTGATTGATAGCCACAGTGCTGAAATTCAAAACGAGATAGAAAAAATTGAATCTTTGGCACTTGCTCAGGTGGATACGATTACTGTCAACAGCAATGGTGATATTGTCGCTCCAAGTCGATCAATGCCGGAGGCTAAAGCGGCATCAAAAATTATTGTTCGAGATGTTGATTTGAGGTTTGAGAGTGTTACTAACCAGGTTATTCAGGATTTTGCATTGATAGAAGCGATTGTTGCGACTGTTTACAACACAGAAATAAATGATACCAATTTAAGATCATTGATTGCTATTTCTAAAACAACATTTAACGATTATAAAAGCATTAGTAAAGATACTGCTAATAGGTTGAATAAAGCGATTATTGATTTTTCTGTGGCGGGTATGTCACGCGATGATTTAAAAACAGAAATAAAAGGAATATTGACGGGAAGCTCTGATGTAAAAGGTGTTCCCATGTCGGTTCGCGCTAATCAATTCACACAAGATTCGATCATGAGATACCACAACGCTGCAAATTTAGCGGTTGCTGAGCAGGTTGGCGTTAAAAAATTCAAATACTACGGGAATATTATGGCAACCACTCGACCATTTTGTGTTAGCCATGTTGGTGAAATAAAAACAAAAGAAGCTTGGGAAAACATTGGTCGTAATCAAAGCTGGAAGGGAAAAGCATCAAGCAATATATTTATTGATGTTGGTGGATATAATTGTCGCCATCATTTAACACCTGTTTTTTGAGTATTAAAAAGTTAGTTAATCATTATTATGTCATTATTGAAATAAGTTATTAATAATGATATATAATATTATTATTAAATAGAAATTTAATTTTATAACAGGAAAATATGAGCACTGAATTTGATAGTTTGTTTGAGACAGAAGGCTTAAACGAAAATGAAAAAACTTTATTTGAAAGTTTAACAGATGAGCAAAAAGCAATTATCGCTAAAAGAGCCAGCGATAAAACACAAAATTTGGTTAAAAACCGGGATGCTATTTTAGAAGAAAAGCGTCTTGAAGAAGAACGTAGAAAAGCTGCCGAGGAAAAAATCAGATTGGCAGAAGAGCAAGCGAAGAAAATTAAAGCTGATCTTGAAGCGGCAGAGCTTGAAAAAGAGCTTGAAGCGGCAAAGAAAGGCGAGGATTCAAAAAAGCTTTTAGAGCTACAAAATCAAGCATTTGAAAAGGAAAAGCAAGAGCTTTTGAATCGACAAAAGGAAATTGAAGAACGTGCAAGCGCACTTTTAAAAGAAAAGGTTGATTTAACATTATCTAACGCACTGAGCCAGCTTAATATCACGAAGGACGGGTTTAATGGCGTTAAAACATTAATGAAATCCAGGATGGAGGTTAATGATGATAATGAAATATTTTTGGAAGGCGCACCGCTTGACGAATATTTGGCAGCATGGCGAGATAGTGACGAAGGAAAGTTTTATATCAAAGCAACGCCATTAAACGGAAGTGGAGCACATTCAGGATCAGGCGGAAAAGGATCGGCAAAAACATGGAAAGAAATGTCTGTTGATGAACGGGCATTTATGAGAAAAAATGAACCAGAAAAAGCGGCTGAGTTAAGTAAATCAGCCTAATTTTATATAACAGCCAATTCAGAAGAAACGGCACAGCAGGCAGAAGCCTTTTAGTAATGAATTTAATTATTTTAAGGAGGCCGTTTCATGGCTAGTACAAGAATTGCGGACATTTATGAGCCGCTGACATTTGCTGAAACAATCAGTGAGCGAGCAATTGAATTAAATGCGTTTATTTCGTCTGGTGTCGCCGCATTAGACCCATTAATTGATGATCAGGCATCGGTTGGCGGTAGAATTGGTGATATTACCGGAAATTCGCCATTGTCTAGTGTTGATCCAAATATTAGCAGTGATGACCCGGCGGTTGTTAGTACCCCTCAAAAGCTGGTGCAATCAACGCAAAAATGGCGACTAAGCGCACTGAATCAAAGTTGGTCGTCTATGGATTTAGCGCGTGAGCTTGCATCACCTAACCCAGTGGCTGGTATTACTGATAAAATCGGTCAATATTGGTCAACAGTTTGGGAAAAACGGATTATTGCACAAACAGACGGGGTTATTGCTGATAATGTTGCGAACGATTCATCTGACATGGTTTTGGATGTTTCTATTGAAGATGGAACCGCAGCAACAGCAACAAATCTTATTAGTGCAAATTCAGTTTTAGATGCAAAACAGACATTAGGAGATAGAGCTGATGATCTTTCTGTTATTGCTATGCATTCAGTGATATTTACTGCATTGCAAAAACAAAATCTGATTCAGTATATTCCAAATGCCAGAGGTGAAATTGAATTTCCAAGTTATTTAGGATACCGCGTTGTTGTTGATGATTTAATGTCAGTGACGGCTGGAGCAACAAGCGGGTTTAAATACACAACATTGTTATTTGCATCAAATGCGATTGGTTATGGCAATGGGCGTGTTGATATGCCAACCGAGACAGAACGTAAGCCTGATACTGGTAATGGCGGAGGTCAGGAAATATTTTATTCTCGTGAGTCAAAAGTTTATCATCCATATGGAGTTAGTTTTGAAAGTGCTTCCGTAGCTTCTATTTCGCCATCCGTTGCCGAACTTAAAAACGCGGCAAATTGGAATAGAGTGTGGAATAGAAAAAATGTAGGCATAGCTGCTTTGATTACAAACGGGTAAAAAAATGGCAGAAACTAAACAGGCTGATGCTTCAACAAAAAAGAAGCAGTCAGAAAAAAAACAGAAAGAAAACGACGATCAGAAAGAGATTAGTTTAAATGATTTGAACAGGTCAGCACGACAGATTCATGTTAATTTAAACTCAAAAGAATAGGGGATAGTGTGTTGTTTTATGAGCCGACTTATTACTAGGCATTACAACCTGTGCTTTGTCTGTCTAGTTTTAAGTCGGCTCGCCTTTTTTTATTGCTCAGGTTGTCTTTTGAAAACTAAGAGACCAATGAAAGAGGAAAACAGCAAAATGGCCGATGGCGGTAATGGAACCGGCTTTTGTGGTGTCTCGCTCTTTGATATTGAATAGGATTCAATATTTGATAAAACCGTTTCAATTCTTGAGTTGAAAACATCATTGATGTTAGTGAAAAACAAATTAACGCTTTCATTTGATGAGAAAACGCTGGCATCAAAAAATATAGTATCTTCTGTGCTGAATGTTAATATTTCGTTATTAATATTCAAAGATGATGTGATTTTATTAGACCATGAAAAATTTGGTGTTGGTAACACTTCATCTTGAAATGGCAAAACTGATGCATTAATGTTTGTGGAAACAAACAGTGATAATGCTAGGCATATAATATTAAAAAATTTCATTTTAGTTACTAATGCTGGTTATTAAAAATTAAATGTTAGCATTAAATAACTATTATTTATGACATTTGTTCGCTATTTTAATTAATTCTTCGCCAAACCCAGGGCGGCATGGGTTGATTGTTATTCCATAACCCTTTTTTATTTCGTTTCGCTCTACGTTCTGAAATGTAATAACGTGCAAATTTTCTGCCCCTTGCATATCTCGGCTCAACCCACGCAGCCCCGCTTTTAACCATTTCGTTGTTAATATCGGTATTGCCAACAAAAATACGTGCAATCATACGCCCGTAATGATCCCTACGTTTTTTTGACACAACTTTTATTACTTTACCAGCAATCAGGCGATATAAAATTTCGGTACTTTCATCACCAAAAGCTTGGTCACTTTCAGGCGCGTCAATCGCTTCTAAACGTATTGTGTGGTATCGGTTGCTATTGTCCTTTGTGACAATCGTATCACCGTCTTTTATGCGTATGACTCTATGAATTGATGCTGCATTAGCATGTTTGTAGAATGCGGTTATTATGATGAATGCGAACGCTAATAGTAATATTTTCATTGTTCATTATCTATTAAAGTTAAAACAATAAAAATTAAAACAGATAGAGCAAAAGCTATATCAACATAATAAACTAATAATTTTAAATCTAGTATTACAGAGTCAACAGAATACAAACCTATTACATCAAGTGGCAAAACAAAACTAGCCATTATTAGAATTGTGAGAATATTTTTTTTATTTCTTCATTCATGTCTATTCTCCAGATACCTGTTCGCCATTAATAAAAATTTCAACTTTCCCATTCATTTCTCCTGTTTTTCGTTAAAAATATCAGGGTACTTTGTTATTAATTCTTTGCTTTTTTTCTCCTTCTCCGCTTCGTACTCTTTTTCTTGCATTAACTGCTTGCTTGAAAAATACAACTCCCAATACCCATTGGCGGAAAAGTAGCCATTTTTTTCTATATCATCTTGAACAACTTTCTTTAATGTTTCGTTGGTCAAATCAAATTCTTTTAATTTATGATCTGCATGGACCTTCGATAATACATAATCAAATAGCATGAATGGTGAAGCAGCAAAAATAAACAAAGAAGCAAAAGTTAATCCGATAACGGAAATATAAAATATTGATCTTGTAAGATAATCAAATCCATACGCAAATTCATTTAATTGATCACCGTAGTTAAATATTAATGAATGAAATAAAGCAGCAACCATTAAAACAGTCATTACTGATAAAAATACTTTTAACTTGTAATAATTTTTCAAATCAAAAGCATTGAAACGGATACCTATTATGTTTGCTTGATTGTTCAT